TATTGGGAATCCGCAACCACTTCTTAAACGGTTATAAATAAAGAACAAGAGGGGCTGTTATGGCCCCTCTGCCTCCACAACACTAGGAATTATAATGGCAGACGATTCAGTTAAATTATTTGGTTTTGAAATCAAACGTTCTAAGAAGAAGCAAGACGAAAAGCTGGCTTCTATTGTTCCACCTGTTGATCAGGATGGTGCTGGTTATGTGACTTCGGCTGGTGCTCACTACGGCACCTATGTTAATATTGGTGGTGAAGACCACGCTAAAGATAACTTACAGAATATTCAGCAATATCGTTCAGTCGCTACTCACCCTGAGGTAGATGCGGCGATAGAAGATATTGTGAACGAAAGTGTTATATCAAGCGAAAGTGAAAGTTCAGTCAATCTAATATTAGATAATGTAGAAGGTCTAAGCGACTCTCTTAAGAAACAGATCACTGAAGAGTTTGACGCCATCGTATCTATGCTAGAATTTAATGATTTAGGTCACGATATGTTTAGACGTTGGTATGTCGATGGACGCATCTATCACCACTTAGTTGTGGATGAGAAGAACTTAAAGGCTGGTATTCAGGAAATAAGACCTATCGATTCTTCTAAGATCCGTAAAGTAAAAGAGATCAAGAAAAAGAAAGATCCAGTAACTGGCGCAAGTTTGATAGATAATGTCAATGAGTTCTACATTTATCAAGAGAAACCGGGGTCTCAGACCTCTGGTGTAAAACTATCTAACGACTCAGTTTCTTATGTAACATCAGGTCTTTTAGATGCTACTCGTAAGCGTGTCGTTTCTCACTTACATAAAGCATTGAAGCCAATCAATCAGTTGCGTATGATGGAAGACTCTCTAGTCATTTACAGACTAGCCAGAGCACCAGAAAGACGTATATTCTATATTGATGTTGGTAACTTACCAAGAGGTAAAGCCGAAACATATATGAAAGATATTATGGCACGTTACCGTAATAAGCTTGTATATGATGCAGACACTGGTAAGATCAGAGATGATCGTAAGCATATGTCAATGCTTGAAGACTTCTGGCTACCTCGCCGTGAAGGTGGTAGAGGTACAGAGATATCAACACTCCCCGGTGGTGAGAACCTTGGACAGATTGATGATATCATATACTTCCAGAAGCGTTTGTATAGATCATTAAACGTTCCAGTTAGTAGACTTGAGCAAGAGACACAGTTCTCTTTAGGCAGATCCACTGAGATCTCAAGAGACGAAGTTAAGTTTCAGAAGTTTATTGACAGGCTACGTAATAGATTTGGTATGCTTTTCACAGAAGTTCTGAAGAAGCAACTAGTGATGAAGGGTCTTATTACTGAGGATGATTGGAACAACTGGAAGAACGATATTACAGTTGACTATATAAGAGACAATCACTTCACAGAGTTAAAAGACGCTGAGTTGTTAGCTAATAGATTACAGCAACTAGATCAAGTACAGCAATATGTTGGAGAGTTCTTCTCTAAAGAATATGTGCTTAAAAACGTATTAATGCTAGATGATGATGGTATAAAGCAAATGAAAGATCAGATTACTAAAGAAAAAGCATCTGGTGAAATTGAAACTGATGATGAGGAAGATTCCTCACCACGTGATGAGGAAGAACAGCAATGAGTATAGATCAACCACTTGAACAGCCGCAAATGAGTCCAGATGCTAAAATGAATAGTTTTATTCAAAATGTAGTAGACGATGACTTTTCAAAAGCCGCACCTACATTTCATGAACTGTTACAAGCAAAAATGGATGATGCGTTAGATCAAGAAAAGATTGCAGTTGCGGCACAGATGTTTAATGGTGAAGAAGAAGAGCTAGATGATGAAGATCCTTCTGAAGAAGATATCGATGCGGCTATTGATGAGTTAGACGATGATGATGATGATGAAGAAGTTGAATCAGAAGAAGAAGAATAAATATCTTATATCAAAAATCTTTTTAGTATAAATAAAGGTAATTAATATGACAAAAACGTTTAGAAATATAAGGGAACTTGCTGGTAGGAAACCTTCTGGCGAAATGGTCTTTAATAAAAAGATCAGCGGTCTTCCCGTAATGATTCATAAAGAGAAGAATGTTTTTGTTGTGTATATAGATGGTGACAGACTCGATGACTATAAGTCTCAGAAAGAAGCTGAGAAAATGGCTAAAGAATTTGTCAAACAATATAAAGGTTAATTAGATGAAGCTGATAACAGAATACACTGAAACAGATGTACAGTGCATTATAGAGAAAAAAGCAGACGGCACAAAATCACACGTGATTGAAGGCGTCTTTATGCAAGCTGAATCTAAGAATAGAAACGGACGCATATATCCAAAGCCTATTATGGAAAAGGCAGTTGGCAAATATGTGGACGAACAGGTTTCCAAGAATAGAGCGGTTGGTGAGTTAAATCACCCTGAAGGACCGACTGTTAACTTGGATAAAGTATCCCACAAAATCACAGAACTTTCTTGGAAAGGGAATGATGTTGTGGGTAAGGCACAAATACTGGATACTCCAATGGGTAATATCGTAAAAGGTTTACTTGAGGGCGGCGTTCAACTAGGTGTGTCAACTCGTGGTATGGGTAGCCTTGAGCAACGTAACGGAACTATGTACGTCAAAGATGATTTTATGCTTAATACGGTTGATATCGTACAAGATCCATCTGCACCAAATGCTTTTGTTAATGGGATAATGGAAGGTGTAGAGTGGGTTTGGAATAATGGCATCATTGAAGCTCAAGAAATTGAAAGAATAGAGACTGAAATAAAAAATGCTCCACGTGCGGATCTTTATGAGACGCAAGTTCGTGAGTACAAGAATTTCCTCTCGTTATTGAAACAAACATGATTAAGGAGTCTAACATGGCTGATCAAATCGAAGAACAGGATGTAGAACTTCTAGACGAGTCGGAAACCGATCTTGTAGAGAAAGAAGCTCACGATCCTAAGAATGCTGAAGCCCAATCAATCGCATCTGTAGATGCGGCTGAGAAGAAAGCCCCAATCGCTAAGAAGCGTAAGGGTGATAAGGGAACAAGCGAACCAATGCAAAAAGGCGATGCTGGCGCAATGAAAGCCGAGTCTGTCGATATCGATGGAGATTTTAGTGAAGACTTGAATGCTCTTGTTGAATCTGAAGCTACACTCAGCGATGAGTTTAAAGCTAAAACAGCAGTCATCTTTGAAGCGGCGGTTAAATCCAAAATCTCAACAGAGATCAATCGTTTAGAAACAGAATATGCCGATCAGTTGGCAGAAGAAGTTGCTACAACTAAAAACGATCTCGTAGAGAAAGTGGACAGCTACCTAAACTATGTGGTTGAACAGTGGATGGACGATAACAAACTAGCAATACAATCTGGACTACGTTCAGAAATTGCTGAAGGCTTTATGGATAAGTTGAAAGACTTGTTTGTAGAATCTTATGTTGAAGTCCCTGAGTCCAAAGTTGACCTAGTAGACGAACTTGCAACTGCAAACGAAGAACTAGAAGAGCAGTATAACGAAGCAGTTGCTAAAGCTATGACAATCTCAGAAGAGTTAGAAACATACAAGCGTGAAGCGATTATTCGTGAAGCGTCCAAAGATCTAGCAGAAACTCAGGTTGAAAAGCTTGCCAAACTTGCAGAAGCGATTGATTTTGAATCAGAAGAGGCATTTGCGGTGAAAATCGCAACTCTGAAAGAATCATATTTCTCTCATAAAACTGCAACATCTATTATCGCAGAAGAATCAGAAGATGATACAGCGGATGACACAGTTCATACGTCAGCGGCAATGGAAAGTTACCTAAACGCAATAAGAAAAACAACTAACAAGTAAGTTAAGGAGATCCAATTATGGAAACTTATGATCGTCTCGTAGAGAAATGGTCCCCAGTATTGAACGAAGAGTCAGCAGGTGCTATCACCGATGCTCACAAGCGTTCTGTTACTGCGGCTGTTCTAGAGAACACTGAGAAAGCTTTGCAAGAGCAAAGTTTACAAGAAGTTGCGGCTAACGCCGCTGGTGCTGGTACTGCCGCAACAGGTAATGCCGACAACTGGAACCCAATTCTGATTTCACTCGTCAGACGTGCGATGCCAAATATGATGGCATATGACGTTGCTGGTGTTCAGCCAATGTCAGGTCCAACTGGTCTGATCTTCGCAATGAAGTCGAAGTACAAAACAACTAAAGCTGGCGTATCTGTTGGTGATGAAGCACTATTCAACGAAGCCGCTGTTGGTTTCTCTGGTGACTCAGCAACAACTGCTAACGGTTCACCATCAGGTTTGGCAAGTGTAGGCGACACAGATGGCGGCGGTTCTATCGTTGACTCTGGTTCGTCATATGTTCCGGGCTTGGGCGATGCGTATACTACAGCCGAAGCTGAAGCACTTGGTGTTTCTGGCGGCGAAGCATTCGCAGAGATGGGCTTCAGCATTGAAAAAGCAACAGTGACCGCAAAGTCACGTGCTTTGAAAGCTGAGTACACTCTAGAATTAGCACAGGACTTGAAAGCAATTCATGGTCTTGACGCTGAAACAGAGTTAGCTAACATTCTATCAACTGAGATCCTTGCGGAAATTAACCGTGAAGTAATCCGTACAATCAACAGCCAAGCCAAAATTGGCGCACGTCAAGCTAACGTTACTGTTAAAGGTATCTTTAACGTATCTACAGATGCTGATGGTCGTTGGTCTGCTGAGAAGTTCAAGGGTTTAGGTATGCAACTTGACCGTGAAGCAAACGTGATTGCAAAAGAAACTCGTAGAGGAAAAGGTAACTTCATTATCTGTTCTTCAGACGTTGCTTCTGCACTAGCCGCTTCTGGTATGTTGGACTACGCACCAGCTTTGTCAACAAACTTAAATGTTGATGACACAGGTAACACCTTCGCTGGTGTTCTGAATGGTCGTGTTCGGGTATATATTGACCCATACGCAACATCCGACTACGTAAACGTAGGCTATAAAGGTTCTAACCCATATGACGCTGGTGTATTCTATTGCCCATATGTACCTTTAACTATGGTTCGTGCCGTAGGTGAGAATGACTTCCAACCACGTATCGGGTTCAAAACTCGTTATGGCATGGCGTCAAACCCATTTGTAGGTGCCGCACCAGCCGATGGTCTAGCAACTGCACGTACTAACCAGTACTACAGAATCTTCCGTGTAGACAACATTCTCACATAGATTAATATAAAAAAAAGGGGGGGATTAAACCCCCCCGAACTTAGCGCACTTTCAGATTTGATGGTGCGCTTTTTTTATGCGGCCTGTTTCATTAACCATTTGTTCATAATGTTCTCATACCACTCAGGGTTATTATCCTTCAGAACATTAACAGGTGCAGAACTTAGGGAAGTGCCAGAAGTAGCTAACGCAAATTCTTCAACAATGAACGACTCACATAGTTCTTTTATGAACTGACCTTTAGTGATAGGAGCACCCCGATGCTTGAAACGGGCAATAAACATATCAACACCACGTCCAACCATACTTGGGTGTACGTTAGGGCCATCAGGATATACTGGTCTGCCCTCATAGTCACCTTTGTATGTTAGGTAGCCGCCGTGATAATGAAACTTAGATTTATCAAACTGTGTCATGTTGTTATCCTTTCAAGAATTCCCATAATATAACCTAACCTATACTGTATTTTTTTAGGAAGGTATTGAATTAACTTAGACATGATTCGCCTTTTCTATTGCTTACATACTATTATTAACATATAAAAGAGCCTGTGTCAAGGGTATAAATACAGTTATACAGAGTTTTTTAGGAACAACTTATGCCTACATTAAACCCATCATTAGCAGTAGATACCACAACATCAGCTTCAGCGTTGAACAATGTTAACTACTTGCAACCAAATGCTTTTAAACTTACCATTGATCATAAGCATTTTCAGAACCTAGAGTTCTTTTGTCAGACTGTAATGCATCCAGCGTTGTCATCAAACCCCATAGAAGTACCTTATAAAAGAATTTCTTCTATACCCTTTGCTGGAGATAAGTTGACATTTGGTGAATTAACTGCTATGATAATAGTTGACGAAAATCTTAATGCTTATACAGAGATGTATAAATGGTTGGAAAGAACTATAGAACAACAAGATAACACACCTCTGTATAGGACAGCCTCTAAGCCACCAACGTATGCTGATATTACTCTTAACATTCTAAGCAGTAATAACAACAAGACAAGACAGATTAGATACATTGATTGTATCCCAACAAGTCTTGGCGATATGACATTAGAGTCTACAGCGGGTGACGTATCTTTCATAACATTCCCAGCATCATTTAGATTTTCTTATTTTGAATTGAAGTAACCAACGAAAGTATATTATGAAAACATTAGAAGAAGTCATTGCGGCTTGGCAAGAAGATTGTCAAATCCCTAGAAATGATTTAGCAGAGACCTCTCGTTCAACTCCAAAACATCATGCCAAGTATCTTGAAGTCTTGGCATATGCTAAGTTGCGTCTCAAGAAGACTGAGATGGATCAAAAGATTTTACTTAAGAACAAGTGGCTATACTATAATGGTAAGATGGATCAAGAAGAAATAGAGGCTCGTGGTTGGGGCTATGATCCTCTCAATGGTCTTAAGATCCTTAAGGGTGATATGAACTATTACTACGACTCTGATATAGAGATCCAAGAGTCTGAGATGAAAATAGAGTACCTAAAGACCCTTATAAATACAACCACAGACATAGTAGATGCTCTTAAGTGGCGGCATCAAACTATTGGTAATATTATAAAATGGAAAGTATTTGAAGCGGGTGGATAATGTTTAATCATATAGATCACGGTATTAGTTTACCAAAAATGACTAGGAAGACAAGTGCGGGTGGACGTAAGTATTTCACTCCAGAAGGCAATGCGTATCCTTCTATAACAACGGTTCTTAGTATTCTCAGTAAAGATAGCATCATGGCATGGCGCAAGAGAGTTGGTGCTGAAGAAGCCAATAAGATCTCTCTTCAAGCGGCTACCAGAGGAACTTCTGTACACAAGTTAGCGGAAGATTATCTTGACAACGTAGATGGTTGGGATAAGAATGCTATGCCCAATAACCTATTCACGTTTAGTCATCTAAAAGATATTATGGATGACAGGGTTAATAACGTTTGGTTTCAAGAGGAATACCTTTACAGCGACAAACTTAAGTGTGCTGGACAAGTAGACTGTATCGCTGAATACAATGGCGAACTATCTGTAATAGATTTCAAAACATCTCGTAAGCCTAAGAAGATAGAGTGGGTTACTAACTACTTTATCCAAGCATCTTTCTATGCGGCGGCTTTCTATGAGCGCACTGGAGTTGCTATCAAGCAGGGTGTTATTATGATTGCAGTAGATCACGATCACCCACAAATATTCACTGTTAACACACACGATTACCTAAAAGAGTTTTTGAGTGTTCGTGAACAGTATAGAGAACTAAAAGAAAATGGCTGACATAACCGTTAAGTTAAAAGACTACAGTATGATGTATGTTGATTGTGAAGGCGGCTTCGCATACGAACTATCTGATTACTTTTCTTTTTACGTTCCGGGATATAAGTTTATGCCAGCCTATAAGAATAAGATATGGGATGGCAAGATAAAGTTGTTCAATCGTATGACAGGTGAGTTAAGTGCTGGCCTTTATATGTACCTAATGAAGTTTTGTCAAGAGCGTGATTATACTTTAGATACAGAAGAAACTAAGTATGGTTTCCCTTTAGTTAAAGATAAGATCACTGATTTAAATCATTACCTCGAAAATGATAACCTACCCTTTATGCCCAGAGAATACCAGTATGATGCCGTTCTAAAGGCTTTAGAGCGCAGTAGAGGCATACTTTTGTCACCAACAGGTTCTGGTAAGTCTTTTATTATATACATCCTAGCAAAGTATTGGTTATACCATTTGTCTAATGGATTAGGATATCCAAAGGGGGGAAGAGTTCTTATCATCGTTCCAACAACATCTTTAGTAGAACAAATGCACCAAGACTTTGTGGACTATGGTATGTCTGAAGATGGTATGCACAGAATATACTCAGGGAAAGATAAGAATACCGACAAGGCTATCATAATATCTACTTGGCAAAGCATATATAAATACCCTAAGAAGTGGTTCGAACAGTTTGGCATGGTTGTCGGTGATGAGTGTCATGGGTTTAAATCTAAGTCGCTATCATCTATAATGAATAAAGCGACAGAGGCGAAATACAGATTTGGTACTACGGGAACTCTTGATGGTACACTGACACACAAACTTGTATTAGAAGGTCTATTCGGACCAGTGTATAAGGTTACTACGACTAAAGCATTACAAGACGATAGCACACTTGCTGATTTAACTATAAAGGTGCTACTATTAAATTATTCAGATGAGGTGAGGAAAAACTTTGGTAAAAAAACATATCAAGAAGAAATTGACTTCATCATTGGGAACCCTTCTCGCAATAAGCTTATTTCTAATCTGGCTTTATCTTGTGAAGGAAACTCTCTTGTATTATACAATCGTGTGGCAGATCATGGAAAGCCACTCTTTGAAATGATACGTGATAAGAGCGACCCTAGTAGAAAAGTATTTTTTGTTAGTGGTGACGTAAAGACTAATGATAGAGAAGCTATAAGAAAGATTGTAGAGAAACAAAAGGACTCGATAATTGTGGCATCATTAGGAACTTTTAGTACTGGTATTAATATTCGCAATCTGCATAATATAATATTTGCTTCCCCAAGCAAGTCGCAGATTAGAGTGCTACAGAGTATTGGTCGTGGGTTAAGACAGTCTGATGATGGAAGAACAACTAAACTATTCGATATAGCAGATGATCTGCATTGGAAAGCACAGAAAAATTATACACTACAACACTCCGCAGAAAGAGTGAAGATATACGAAAAAGAACAGTTCAAATATAAAATTGTCAAGGTAGATATATAATGCACGAAATAAAACAGTTTAAATTAGTTAGCGGAGATGAAATAATCTGCGAAGTCTTAGAATGGCCTACTGATGAATTCAGTGGACTAGTTGTTCGTAGGGTCTTACAACTAAGAACTACCTTTGATAAAAACGGTAATAGGTATTATACCTTTAGACCTTGGATGGCTTTACAAGAAGGTGGAGAGATGTTTATTTCTTTAGAGGGAAATCATCTTGTAGGAGAAGCCAATCCAGATCTTATAATGTTAAAAAATTATAAAGAAGCAATAGATAATAACGAACTATCAGAAGAAGAGCTTATTGAAAAAGTAGGTGAGTATGTCGAAAAGTTAAAAGAAATGCGTGATGGCATCGAATTACAATATGATTCAGATAACCCTAACGTATTGACGTTCCCTAACCCAAGAAACAAAATGCATTAGAGGAGAATCCAATGAGCATACAGAAATTAAGTTTTAAAGAAAGATCTTTATTATTCGCAAAGCTTGCTAGTATAGCATACAACAAGCCAAGTAAAGTTAGAACTGAAGCGAAGAAATTAGGGTTTACAACTGTCGAATTCTATGATAAAGAAGGCGCACAGGCATATAGATTTGGTAATAAAAATGATCTAGTTATTGCTTGTCGTGGAACGCAACCAACAGAGTTAAATGATATCAGTGCTGACTTAAAAGCAATGCCAGTAATAGCAGAAACTCTTAGTAGAGTTCATAGAGGATTTAAGGCAGAAGTAGATGTGTTGTGGCCTAGAGTTATGGCTGATATTATGGGCTTAAAAGGTGAAAGAGAACTTTGGTTCTGTGGTCATTCCTTAGGAGCGGCTATGGCTACTATCATGGCAAGTCGCTGTCATTTCAATGATAAGGTTCCTAACCCCCAAGAACTATACACATACGGATCTCCTCGTGTAGGTTGGAGAAGGTATGTTAAAAGTTTGTCTGTAGTACATCATAGATGGAAGAACAATAACGATATCGTCACTACAGCGCCTTTTCGTTTGATGGGTTATATTCATCATGGAACACAGCACTATATAGATGCATATGGTAAGTATGTTAGTCTGACTAAGTGGCAAAGAGTCAAAGATAAGTTGAATGGTATGTGGATGGGTTTGAAAAAAGGTAGAGTTGATAACTTTAGAGATCATGCCATGACAGAATATATCAAACATATCGAAGCAATAGACTAGGGTATTCTCTACTCCTCAAAGCCTACTCTTTAATTATATACACCATTTGGTGATTCGTCAAGTCTTTTATTTACTTGACCTCAAAATATATTTATGCTATACTCTAATGAATTGAAGGATTTATAATGGCACGAACTAAGCGAAAAAGTATTCATTACGTGAACAACAAAGAGTTCTCTCAGGCTGTTGTGGTATATTGCACTGAACTAGCGGAAGCTAAAAAAACTGAGATCAAGTTACCTATAGTACCTGATTACATAGCTAACTGCTTCCTAAAGATATGTGAAGGATTGTCACATAAGTCTAACTTCATTCGATACACTTATCGTGAAGAGATGGTTATGGATGCCGTAGAGAACTGTCTTAAAGCCATTGAGAATTATAACATAGAAGCGGCTACTCGCACAGGTAATCCTAATGCGTTTGCTTACTTCACACAGATCTCTTGGTATGCATTCCTAAGACGTATAGCCAAGGAAAAGAAACAGCAAGATGTTAAGTTAAAGTATATGGCATCTTCTGGTATTGAAGAATATATTATGAGTAATAACGAAACTGGAAGTCTGGTTGCGGCGGCGTTCGTAAACACATTAAAGGGACGTATTGATAAAGTGAAAGAGAAAGATGATGAGTTTAAAATATTTGCCAAAGAAGATAAGAAAGCTACCAAGCGACTCAAGAAGATTGTATCTGTTGATTCCGACTTGAGTAGCTTTCTATGAAGATAGCGATATTAAATGACACTCACTGTGGCATACGTAATAGTAGCGATTTGTTTATTGCCAATGCTGACAAATTCTATACTGATACCTTTTTTCCATATCTTGTGGAAAACAACATTAGTCATATTGTTCACTTGGGCGATTATTACGATAATCGGAAGTATATAAATTTCAAAGCACTTAACTGTAATAGAAAACATTTCCTCCAACCTCTTAGAGAGCTTGGAATCACTATGGATATCATCAGGGGAAACCACGACACCTTCTACAAAAACACTGGAGAACTAAACTCCTTGAAGGAACTGCTTGGTCACTACATGAATGAGATCAACATTATCCATGAACCTACTGTAATGGAATATGATGGGTTTAGGTTAGGATTTGTTCCTTGGCTTGATGATGAGAATGAAGAGACAACCTTAAAGTTCTTAGAGTCTGCAAAGTGTGATTGGCTTGCTGGTCACTTTGAGATCAATGGCTATGAAATGATGAAGGGCATAAAGTTTGATGGTGGTCTTGATCGTAATGCCTTCCAGAGATTCGAACAAGTCCTATCAGGACATTTTCATACTAAGTCAGAGCAAGGTAATATCAAGTACCTTGGATCACAAATGGAGTTCTTCTGGAATGATGCTCACGATGATAAGTTCTTTCATGTCTTGGATACGGAGACACGTAATCTTGAGGCTATTCGAAATCCTCATACTATATTCCATCGTATTCGTTATGACGATAGTAAGCATGATTATCTTGACTATAATCTAGATCAGGTCGATAACAAGTTCGTGAAGATCGTTGTTATTAATAAATCTAATCCATATGAGTTTGACAGATTTGTCGATAAGGTTCAGTCACGTAAGATCTTAGAACTAAAGATTGCTGAGAACTTTGACGAATTTATTGGAAAAAATGTCAAAGATGATGATATTTCGGTTGAAGATACTTCAGAATTGTTGTATACTTATGTAGACGCAGTAGACACTGATTTGGATAAAGACCGAATCAAACAAGAAATGTCTTCGCTCATGATAGAGGCACAGTCTTTAGAGGTTGCATGAAGATTATTCATATTAACAGAAACGTTATACAGCGCAATGCCAAGCGGGAGTTAGAAGATCCCGTTGTACGCATTGAAGAAAATGGTAAAGTGATGTATTGTATGGAAGTAGATATCAAAGGTCCAAGCCGTATGATATATCGCCCAGACAATCCCCGTCCATGTGGTGCTAAACTATGGATTGAGACAGATGCTGATGTGGAGATGATTGGCACGAAATGATTATATTTAAAAATTTGGCATGGAAGAACTTCCTAAGTACTGGTAATAACTTCAGTAAGGTTGATTTTACAGCCCACAAATCCACGTTAGTGATAGGCCATAATGGGGCTGGTAAATCTACAATGCTTGATGCGTTGTCGTTTGCTCTATTCGGTAAGGCTCATCGTAACATATCTAAACCCCAACTAGTCAACTCTATAAACAGCAAAGAAGCTATGGTTGAAGTAGAGTTTACTGTGCATGGATCTGATTACATTATTCGTAGAGGTATAAAGCCTAACATATTTGAGATAATACATAACGGAGAACTTATAGATCAATCTTCTCACGCAAAAGATTACCAGAAGATCCTTGAGCAAAACATCTTGAAGCTTAATCATAAAAGCTTCCACCAGATTGTAGTGTTGGGATCGTCTTCATTCATTCCTTTTATGCAACTCTCATCGCCCAATCGTAGAGATGTTATTGAGGATCTTCTGGACATTAATGTATTCTCAAAGATGAATGGTTTGCTGAAAACAAAACATAGCACGTTAAAGGATCAGATAAAAGATGTTGCACATCAGAGCAATGTAAATCTTACGCAACTTGATGCACAGAAAAAGTATATCAAAGATATCAGATCAATCAACAAAGAACAAAAAGAAGCTAAACTCGAACTCATTGCAGATTGTCATAATGAGATCAAAACTCTTAACGAAAAGAATACTGAACTAAGCGATAGTATTCAACAGTATCTTCCTGTTGCTGATGAAGAGAAAGGCAAACGTGAAGGCGAAATAAAAACTCTTGAGAAGTATAAGACTAAGTTTGGCACAGAAATAAAGAAGCTTGTGAAAGAGGTGCAGTTCTTTGAGACTAACGATATATGTCCTACTTGCACTCAACCTATCACAGAAGATACTAAAAAAGATCATGTATTTAAAGGTAAAGAAAGAGCTAAAGAACTTCAGACTGCATCTAGTAAGGCAGATAAAGAACTAGGATCAGCGCAATCAGCATTAGAATCTGCCGCTCAAATAATAGAAACTTGTAGACAGAAACAGAATGAACTAGCCGTAAACAATCAAGCGATATCGCAGTTTCAATCTTCTATCGATCGTACTCAAAAAGAGATAGGTAAACTTGACCACAACATAGATATGGATGAAGCAAATAGTGAACTCACCGTCCTTTCAGACAATCGTGATTCTTTGATTGAAGATAAGCTAGTATTAAATGAGCAATCCAATTATAATATTGTTATAGGCGAAATGCTAAAAGACACTGGTATCAAGACTAAGATTGTGAAAGAGTACTTACCAGTTATTAATAAGCTTGTCAATAGGTATTTGCAGACACTAGACTTCTTCGTATCCTTTAACCTAGACGAATCGTTTCAAGAAACTATTAGATCTAGGCACAGAGATAGCTTCTCATACCAATCATTCTCTGAAGG